GGAACATCTACACCATTACGTTGAGCAGATACTACTTCAATTTTGGCATCCTCTTGATATTCCTTGCCATCTAACAGATAGCGTAGTTTTTCAAGTTGCGGCATACCGAATGTTCCAATCATATCTGGATAAGGATTGGTAGTTTCTGCTGATAAAATCACAGTTCGATCTTCGGCCATTGAATCAATTAATGTACTAGTGTCTGAACCTGTAATTTTTACAATGTTCAAAAAACCTAATTTGTTTGTGTGTGCAACAATGTCTTGTAAGATATCTTTCATTATAAATTCCTTTACGTTATTATATTTAGAAAATTGTGAATAGTCAACGATATTTTTATTCAAATGAGAATAAATTGTTGAATGTGTTTGTTTCTGTGGTTGATTCTAAATCCCACTCTAGAACGCCAATAAGGTTTTCAATTTTGTTATTAATGATTACACTTTCCATCTCTGTGTGATCAAATGGCAATTCTTGAAACCATTTAGGTAATCTAAGTTCATCTACCGGATATGCCACAGAAGTATATTCCAGCGGATTAGATTTGAGTTTGCAGACAATGACTTTCATACCATCTACAATCTGCATACTGTACTTGTCGCCATTCATACGTCTTAGATTATTCCAGTTGATACTGGCACGTACATGGCCAGGCATATTTGTTTTGCCAGATTTCTTTTCTTTTTCTTCGTATTCTGTAATGTTATTGGCACGACGTGGGCTACCTTTCTCCCAACCTGGGCGAGCCTTAAACTCTGTTCTAAATTCTTGTATACGCTCTAAGATTTCTTTTTCACCAGTACCGTTTAGTACACGTTCAAGAATTTCACTTAGAAAATCTTGCATGAATTCTGGAGTATCTGATCTCTTTAGATCTAAGCCCATGGCCTTAATCTTTCCCGGCTTACCCTCTTGGTCTAATCGTTTGCCTTCTTTATCAAAGTACAAGACGGCATAGCGTTTCTTAGTAATGAACAAGCCTTTAACAGCAACAATCTCTCTACCTGCCTTAATAACCTCCCCTCTAGACTTAGGACAATGAAAGGCATCCTGCATAAACTGTGAAAATGTTGAGTTTACTTCTTCCGCGACATTGTCGTAGATTTTGATAACTGTTTCTTTGTCCCAGGGGATTTCACCTTTTTGGATCTCGTTTTTGAGACTGTTATAGGCTGTGAAATAGGCTGAGTCTGTATCTCCGTATATGATTGCTTTTCCAACATGGTCGTACTCTCCAGTGACGACTTCATTAATTTTACTGGCCATATGTTTGGCAATTTGGCGTCCTGTAAGTGTGGTAGACTGACCGATACGATCGTCGAAAAACCTACAACCGACATTAAGAATAGCACCATATAGGGAGTTAAGATTAATCTTTTTAACCAATTGGCGCTTATCCCAATATTCTTCCTCAATCTTGTTTTCGGCCTTAATAGCATCTTTAAGTTTAGCCTGCATCTCCTTGCGTTCAGCATACCAACGTTTAAGTAGTCCGGGAATGATTCCTTCCTGTTCGTAGGTAAAGATTGTGCCATTGGCAGATAGCATCCAGGGCTTGTTGCTTTCAAAGATAAGTTCATATATTTGAGCTCCGCTCATTATTGAAGTTTCACCGTTTTCCCAATCGATAGTGATATCACTTGATCTATTCTGGCTCATTACAAAATCATATTCTAGACTACCAAATCTGCCTTCCCATGCTGCTGCAAAACTTTTTCCCCTTGCTATTTCACCCTCTATATAGGTTTTTGTATAATCTTGCCTTAATTGTCCTATAATAGTTTCTGGTCCCATGTTTAGTGCTCTAATAACACTAGGATATAGACTGTTAATGTCCATCGAACCTATCCAATCATGAAGTCCTTTTTTAGGATATGCTACATATGCACCTGCTGCCTGATGATTAACAGTATCATCTCTACGGGGACGGCTTGGAACTATCATACCTCTATGGTGTGCTTCGTTTACAATGGCCTGTTCTGTTACTGCTACCGCGCCCATTGTAGTTTGAAGTAGCACAGTATTTTCATGTGCGATTGTGTTAGCAAGATCTAGGAATTTTAATTTTTGGTCTAGTTTGTTTAACAGTGCGCAGTCTTGTCTGTTATATTCAATAAACCTACCGAAGTCATTATTGTATAGTTGGTCCAATGTACCTTCGTATACAGTTTTTCTTTCTCCGATTTCCATTTCGCCGATTGCGTCCAGTCTGTAGGAATGTCGTTCCTCATAGGTATACTTTCTGTACAACTCAAGACTGTCAAGGTGGACGCGACCAATAAGATCATAAGTAACGGCAGTCTTACCATATTTTTCGTATTCTCTTTTCTTTGGGTATTGATCCCATAAACAAAATCTGCGAGTATCTTCTTTGCTTAGGACTTTAGTTACTCTATTTACAGTATAAGGGATATCATAGCCTTCTGAGTTCCATCCACTTAGTACATCAGCATCTTCTATAAGATGTAGAAATGAATCTAACATCTCGTATTCCGTTTCAAATAATAATGTGTTAGGAAATTCTTTTACCTGTTCTTCCGCCTTTGCCATTGTAAGTGTTTTGGGCGGCACGGCTAGACATACCAATGTATCTAACCATTGTAAATGTACACTGATAGCAGTGATTGGCATAAAGGCATCATCTGGGCTAGCATATCCTCTTTCAGGGTCAAAGTCCACTTCAATATCAAAAAATGCTACATTTAATTTTGGTGCATCTTTACCCAGATAGTTTTCTTCTAAACAACGGAATATTGGATTCATATCGCTTTCAAACAACCGATGGCCTGAATGAATCTTTTGTTCTTTAATAAATTCTTTATGACTTTTTGCTGTGACACGGCTTAGATTTTCGCCGTAGATTGATTTATATTTTCCTTTATTATCTGGATAATAGAAAATATAACGTGCTGGGTAGTCGTTATAGATACGACCTTTTTTTGTATCACGTTCAACGACGTGAATGAGATCTTTTTCTCGATCCCAAATGGCATCAACATAACTCATCTTTTTCTCCCGATTATGGCCGGTTTGCCTTCTCTTTGCGACTTATGGCTCGCTGGACCTTACTCTTCTAAAATATTTATTCTTTTATATTAGCATGTCCGCTAATATCAACAATAGTTTCGAGATCGTCAAATTCACGATATACTTGATCCCATTGATCCTTCATTGCTATCTTAATTGCTTTTTTAATAATACTGGGCTTTACATCTAGTTCTTCTGCTACTGCTTTGATTGTATCGTTTAAGCCTTCTGTAAGGTCTTGAATTTCCTGTAATACAGTCATACCTTCGGCTACGATTTGTTTAATTTTGGCACGTTCTGGATCACCAAATGCTTTGCTCATTGAAATCTCCTGTAGGAATTATTATAGCGCACTAATTAGGCAGGGTCAAGTCTTTTGGTAATTTCGTCCCAGTTTATTATACGCCATTGACCTTCTAGGTATCGTTCTTTATCTGCTTGATAGTCTAGTGTCCAAGCATGTTCCCACCAGTCTATTAATAGTAGGATATCTTTTTTAATTTGGTGATTAGTGATGGTTTTGATATCGCCACTTTTGCTAAGGTATACCCATCCTGATCCCTGTATGGACATCGCTGTCTTTAAGAATTTTTCTTTGAATTTTTCAAAAGAGCCATAGTGTTTATCAATAAATTCTTTAATTCCTTCAGTAGGTTTATTTGAACCTTTGGGGCTTTGGAATTGACTAAAGTAGATTGAGTGCAAAAAAGCTCCAGCTTCATTAAAGTCCGCATCGCCTTCTCCTGAGTTATATCTATCAACATAGGCTCTGTATAATTTGCCATAATGATATTCAATGGCCTGCTTACTTAAACTTTTACCTAATGCGTCTTTGGCATATGGCAGTTTAATTTGTTCAATCTTTGTACGTGGTGCTTCTGTGAGATGTTTAATGAAATTATACATAATATTATTTACTATAAATATTTCGTCAAGCGGTCAATAGGGCGTCCGAGGATCCCCAAGTCACTGTTTTCCCTATTTCTAAGTGGCGCAAGCAATGTGCTTAAAGGTAAATCGGCGCTTGATTTAAAACTTTTTACTAAAGTTTATATTGAATTGTGTGCCGCTCGGTGCACCGGGTGAAGTAGAGCCCTTGCCAATCCCTGCTGATACTTGTCCACTACCTGTTTGACTACCGAAGTTCATATATGCTCCAGGCGGTTGAGTTTTAGTTGGACCTTTTCCTAGACTAAATGAAGATGAATCACCTGTGGAAATATTCATTTTACCTTTTCCAAAACTTACATCACCCGTAGATGGTGGTGTAGGAGATGCAGGAGGTGTGGGTGGTGTTGAACTAGTCGCTTGGGGTGGTGGAGTTGACCCATCTTCTTTTGTCTCATCGTAGGATTGGATAAGATCTATAAGTTTTCTAATGAGTTCTTTTTCCATGATGTATTTATTATCGTTTCATAATCCAAGTATCTGGAATTTTTTTATATTTTGCTACCCACATATCATGCAATTTTTTTCCTGTAATATCGTGTGATCTGGATATACGTTGCATGATGTG